GCGCCGTTGGTGTCCTGGCCGGTTTGGCAGGTGCCGTGCTTGAAGAACGTGGTGAGTGCGTACCCGGGGATCTCGATCACACCAGCGGATGCGTAGTTCGCGGTCGCGGTCGCTGCCGGCGAGTACCCAAGGACTGCGACGTTCACAGCAGAGAAGGCAGCGGCGGCGGCCGCCGAGTTGTTGCCGACGAGCTGCTGCGTGTCATAGATCGACGACGCATCATTGTTGAACCGCAGATGGAGTTGCCGGTTCGACACCCCGGCTTCGGTTTGACGGAGGACGAACCGGAGGACGAGGTGGTTGTAGGTGCCGGGGATCGAGGTGAACGAGAACGACGCAGCGTCGGCGCCGAGGACCGCTGAGGCGATCAGCGTCAACGCCGGTGCCACGATCCCGAGGTCGGACTTCACCTGGGCGACGGTGCGGTTCGTGTAGACCCCTGCCTTGCGTTGCAAGAAGTCGTCGTTGCTGCCGCCAGGGTTCGCGATCTTCAACGCCAGTGCGTCGAACACGGCGTTCTGTGACGGTGCGACCGTGGTCGTCCCATCGTTGATGGCGTCGGCGACTAGCCCGTTGCCGCCGCCACCACCACTGCCGCCGCCGCCGCCGCCGATCGCCCCGAAGCTCATGACTGGTCCACCAAAAGCTCGATAGTCGTCGATCCGCCGGCAACCACCCACAGGTCGTCGCCGTAGCCGAGGGTGAGTGGCAGCGAGGACCCAGCGGGAAGGGTGATTCCGTTCGAAGTGGTGACGTCGGAACCGCCGAGGTAGACGGTGCTGCCACCGGACGGGTTGTTGACGAGCACCGACCGCTTGTCCGAACTGGACGCGGTGGACGCATCAACGATCTTGGATCGGGTCGTCGTGACCGATGGACGAGTGGACTTGAGCATTGAATCAGCCTCCGATGAAAGTGACGTGAGGGTTGAGCAGCGTGTGACGGACGGAGTGCCCGGGCTTGATGAGCTTGAGCGGCATGACATCTACCGCCGACCCAGGAGGACTTGAATCGTCGCGGTCGACGCGGTGATGCCGTACAACTCGAACACATCGTCGGCGCCGTCGAGGTCGGTGAGCTCGAGCTTGTCGCCCGGTTCCAGCGTGAACCCTGTCGCGTTGGTCACGCCGGCCACACCAATGTTGACGTCCGATGCCGAGGTGTTGTGGATGACCGCCGAATTCCAATCGGTCCCCGCCGTGATTGCGTCGCGGGGGATCAGGGGCGCGGCCGTCGAGGTGAGCGCCGGCCGAACGGTGTAGAGCAACTGCGACATGATTCCTCCGATGAATCACGACGGCTCGTGCCCGCGAGGAGCACGAGCCGTCGAAACGCGGAATAAATGAGGAGATCCGGGGATCAGGCCTCGTTGTACCGCTGGAACGAAGGCGACACGAACGCCCAGAGATAGCCGCCGGACTCCGCGGTGAGCGAGACGCCCAGGAAACCGCCCTCGGCGTCGTCGGCGGTGGCGGTGGCCGTGTCGACGGTGCCGGCGGTCGAACCGGAGCGCATGAGGAGTGCGCCGGCAGCGACCGACGCCTCGCACTTGACCTTGGTGACGCCCAAGTGTGCGACCTGGACGATCTCGCCGGCAGCAGCATCGGTGACCGCGACGCCCACGACCAGTTCACGAGCGGTGCCGGTGGCGGTGGCCGCGACCTTCAGGCTCGTGTTGATGGTGATGGGCTGATACGCGGCGACGGCCGAAGCCGCCTCGTACTCGGCAATGACGCCGCTGAAAGCCCGGCTCTCCGACGTCGAGGAGAAACCGGCAGGGTTGATCCCCGCGGGGTTGGAAATGACTCCGACAGTGGGCATGATTGGTCCTCCTGGGTCAGCTGGCCAGGGCGGTCATCACGCCCTGGGTGCGGGGGTTGTTGACGACGAGGTTGCCCATGAAGCGGATGAGCGACGTCATGGCGTCCTGGTTGGTCGGGACACGGAAGTCGCCCATGTCGAAGTTCCGCTTCTCGTTGACGATGAGCTTCACGAACTCCTCGTTCACGAAGTACGTCGGGCCCGCGGCGAGCGACGAGTTGGTGCCGTTGGCGTAGTCGTCGACGATCCACGGGGTGTTGTTGAAGTACAGGTTCGTGAACCCGAGCTGAGCCATCTGCTCGTCGCGAACGGTGTCCTGCACCGGAGCGTTGTACGTCGGGTTGAAGGCCGCGATCTTCGACCAGTACAGGTTCCAGTTGAACCGGTTCGACCAGATCGAGGTCGGGGCGTTGCCGCCCTTGACGCACGCACCGAAGAACGTGTTCAGGGCGGCGAGCGTCAGCGTCGTGGTGGACGAATCGAAATTCGCCTTCCAGAACGCATTCGCGGTCACGCCGCGGTCGATGCCGCCGTACACACCGGCACCCGAGATCGAACCATCGGAGATGGCGTACTTGAAGCCATCGAGCCCCTTGACGTTGGCGGTGAAGCCAGCCCCGGGCGACGTGGCGCCGGGGATGTTCGCCCACAGGTCGAGGGAGAGGTTGGCGGTCAGGTCCATGCGGGCCTGATCGAAGTACGTCGCGACGTAGTCGGCGATCGCGGCCGGGGTGTTGACCCGGGCCTCGGTGAGCCCGTCGATCGTGACGTTCGCGTAGTACTGCTTCCAGTCCCAAGCGGCCGTCTTGATCGTGTCGGCGGGAGCGACGTCGAGGACGTCGTAGCCGCTGTACGCGCCGCCGGTGGGCAGGCGAGACGTCAGGATGGGCTGCTCGATCTGCAGACCGCCGCCGACGTTGACCCGGCCCGATCGCATGAGACGGAACAGCATGGGGCTGGACAGGTAGACCTGGTCGATGAAGTCCGGCAGCACGAACTCACGGCTGACCGTGGTGAGCGTGTCGGCACCGAGGGGGGTTGCCATCGGATTTGTCCTCCGTGAGTGGATGATTGCGGAGGGGGTGTTTCAGCTACCGCGGGACGATAGCCCGATGACGGGACGAATGAGTGGATGGTCGCGAATGATTCGCGAAATCAGGATTCGGCGGCCACCCGCTCGAGGTGCGCGATCATCGCCTCCCGGCGCTCCTGCTTCGTCTGGGGCGGGGCCAGCTGACGGGTGATCGTCGAGGAACCGCCAGCGAGCACGCCGGCACGGGACTTCTTCGCCTGGCGCTGGGACGCCGCGGCCTGCTGCTGCGCGGCCTCCTGGGCCTCGGCTGCTGCACGCTGGGCGGCCGCCGACACCTGGGCCTCGCGGAAGGCCGGCGTCGCCCAGAACGTCGCCTCGAGCGCCTGATCGAATACCTCGCGAGGGTTCTGCGTCCGCTGCGAGTACGCCGCGATGAATCCCGACTCGGCCGTGGCCTGCTCGAGCGCTGCGGTCTGCTCGGGGGTGAGCGCGTACTTCTCGGCAAAGGCGGACTTGGCGTCCTCGGCCGCGGCGTTCAGGACGATCTGGTGCTGCTCGAATGCCTCGCGCTCGCGCCGCTGCTCAGCCTGGAGCAGAAGGTCGAGCTGCTGGGTGATCGGGTCGAGCGACTGCGTGAATCGCTCATCGACGACGCGGGCCAGGTCCGGGTCGACGAAGTCCTCTGGATTGAATGCGGGCGCCGGGGGATCAGCCAAGGGGGCGGGCTGCTGCTGGCCAGCCGGCGAGGCGACCGGCGCCGCGAGAATCTGCTCCTGGGCCCACCGGTACAGCTGCTCGAGCTCCTGCTCCTGCGAGCGGGGGATTCGAATGGAGCCGAACTGGATGAACTCGGGGACATCCTCGACTTCCACAGGAGGCTCCGCCTCCTGACCTCCGCCCCCCCCATCTGCTCCCATCCGAGGGACAGCCCCACCGGAGCCCTCGACTACCGGCTGATTCGCGTCGTCGTGATTCGGGTCCTCGACCTTCTCGGCCGGCTCCTGGTCCTCGAGCTTCTGGTCCTCGACCTTCTCGTTCTCACCCCCCTCGTCGGTGATGCCCATGCGGGCGCGCATGGCTTCGGCCAGTTCAGCCGTCGGGTCGGTGAGCTCGACAGGGATGTCGGACATCGTGGGCTCCTCAGTTGTCCGCGGCGGGGCGCGGGGTGGTTCGTTCAGGTCGCGGATTCAGGGCGCGGAATTGCGTCTGATTCGAAACGCCGGCCTTTCGCATGAGGCGAATCAGCTGGCGACGCTTCTGGCGTCGGGACGTCCGCGTGTGGCTACGGGCCGTCACGCAGGACCACCCCCTCCGATGCCCTGTCCGAGAACACGGGCGAGCTCGTCGGGCGACGGCTGCTGGCGGGCCTGCATCACGCCGGGGATCTGCGACGGACCGGCCGACTGACCCGGCATCCCCTGCTGGGTCATCGCACCGGCCATCGAGCCAGGACCGCCACCCATGCCGGGCGGGGGACCGGAAGGCCCGCCGCCGCCCTGCAGCTGGCGGTCGTACGGCTCGCGCAGCTTCGCGACGATCTGCTGCTCGATGGTGAGCAAGAACTGGAGGTCCGCGTCGGGCAGCACCTTCATGTCGGAGAGATTCGAGAGGAGGGCGCGCAAGCCTTCCGTCATCGTGTTCGTCGAACGAGAGCCAACGGCCATCAGGAAGTCCTTTCGAGAACGTCAGGGGTCGGCCGGCGGGGGGAGCGCCGGCCGACCCCCAGCGATCACTTGCCGAGGATCTGGGTACCGGTGGGCGTGGACGACCGGCCGACCTGGGTCTTGCGGTCGTCGGTGCCGAAGTGCTTGCCCGACGTCTGGCCGATCGGCTTGATCTTCGTGTTGCCCTTGGCGGCGCTGGTGGGGGATGCAGGCATGATTCGCTCCTGGTGAGAGGTGATTGCCGGCTGATCGTACCGCGATGACGGGACGAATGGCGGGATAGCTGGACGGGTGGGATGAATCAGCTCGTGCGGCCGGCAGCGGCCCGCGCCGTCGGCTGCATCGGCCCCTCGACCGCTTCCTTCTCGGCCTGGCGCTTCACGATCTCCTTGCGGCCCGGGAAGTTGTGGGCCTCGAGCACCGCTTCGCGGTCGATGGCCTGCATCGCGTACAGCGTGTCGGCCTCGGCCATGCGAGCCTGCTTCGACGTTGGGAGCGAGGAGCCGGCCTCGACGCTGATCTGGAAACGCATCGGGACCCGGCCCTTGTCCGACGACGTGTAGAAGTGCTCGCCTCGAATCGCCAGCGCCGTCTGCTCGCCGCTCGGGCCGACGAGCGACACGATTCGCGGCGTGTCGTAGAACTCGCAGATCAGGCTGGCCGTCTTTTCGGCGACGCCCTTCAGCATCGTCTCGAGGTTCCGAATCATCAGACGGACGCGCACGAATGCCGCCTCCTGAAGTGAATCGAGAACCGAGCTGGCATTCCGGCCGGTCGGAGTCGCGCCGCGAACCATGCCGGAGATCCCGCTGATTCGTTCCATCTCGCCGATGTAGAAGCGGAGGAGCTCGACGGCCATCTGCGGCTGCATCACCGGGGGATTGAGCCACTTCACTTCGGACCCCGGGTTCGTCGTGAGCCGCTGACCCGGGCGGTTCGTGATCGTCGCGCGCGGGATACCCGAGCGCTTGTCCTCGACCATGATCGGGTTGCCCATGAGCCAGATGTTGTGCTCGATGGCGGCCAGGAGCCGGTTGACGCTGACCTGGGCCGAGGCGAGCAGGTCGACCATCGAACGGCCCCAGAACTCGCCCATCTCCTGCTCGACGAATCGATCGTACGGGTGCTTGCCGTGCGACCAGAGATCGTCGGCGAACTCGTCGAGGAGCACCGTGGCGCCGCAGTAGACGACGCAGCGCCACGAATCGGTGCGCGGCTTGTCGGGCCGCGTCATCGGGTTCCGCTCCTCGTCCTCGTCGAGAAGCTCGCGGGGCGTCGTCGGATCGGCGGCCAGCTCGAGCTCGGGCACCCGGGCGTCCGACGTCTCGCGGAGCCACGCGTAGTACACGACGACGTGATCGGTGGCCGAACGGAACGGCGCCGACTTCTCGGTGGTGAGCGACCAGCGCGGATTCGTGTCGTTGCCGGCGGGATTCTTGCCGGACCGGCCGAGAGGCTCGAGCCCACCCGACCCCTGACCGCGGTCGCCGAGCTGCGACGGCGAATCGTCGGGGAGTGATTCGGTCCCGTCGCCGCCGACGAGCTGGCCGGCCGCCCCAGGGAACCGGCGGTCGAGCTCCGCGATGCTGATTCGCTGGACTTCGAACATGTAATTCGCGTCGTCGAGCGAATGGGCGTCGGGGTCGGGGTAGAAGCAGAACGGGTCGACGCGCTTCATGGTGACGTTGCCGAGCCCGTCGACCGCGGTGGGGTCCCAGAGCGTCTTGGAGATCCCCGTCCCGTACATCTGGACGTCCCACAGCATCCGCTCGAGCTCCGGGTCGAATCGCTGCTCGTCCCAGCAGCTATTCATCGTGATCTTCAGGTCGTTGCCCAAGTCGAGGTAGAAGTCGTAGAACGCCGAATTGGGGTCCGACACCGGCATCGCGTCGAACTGCGGGGTCGTCTCCCGCACCCACGCGACCCGGGCCGACAGGATCGGGAAGATCTCGGGGACGTCGGGCGCCGGCTTCCACGAGGCACGGCTGGCGGACCAGGGCCGGGAGTTGACGATGGCGTAGTTACGGAGCCAGCGCGACACCATCGGCCGGCGGCGAGAGCGCGCGTCCTGAAACAGCGTGTCGAGCTCGCCGATGAGGTGAGCGTCCGTCTGCTGGGTGCGAGTAGAGGCGGACGCGGTGCTGGCCATGCCGGGATGTTAGCTGGATGACGGGATGATTCGCTGAATGGCTACCGGAGCGGCGACATCCAGCGGTTGTTGCGGTGCACCCAATTCGCGAACTCCTGCTCGCGGTGCTCTTCGGCCGCATCGGTGCTGCACCGGTCGAGCTCGTGGTGCCCGTGATGCCGCGGCTTCTGCTCGCAGATCGGGCACAGGTCCGGCCGGGGACTCACGCCGCGGCCCCCTTGTTCGGCTTCCCCGCGCCGTCGTGCGCGGCCTTCATGGCGTTCTCGAGCGCCTGACCGGTCGGGTCCCGGTGTGATTCGGCCGCCGGCTGGATCTCGGAGTGGTGCATCGCCTGGAGCTTCGGCTCGTATCCAGTGCGAGCAACCGAGTCCTCGGTGATCTGCTTCATCGCCTCGGTGACGTGCTTCTGGTCGGAGACGAGCCGGCCGAGGGAGGGGGAGTAGTACTGCTGGGGGACCGGCGCGATGAATGGGGCGTCGGTCTTGTAGTCGCGCACCATCTGCACGAACGCTTCCCCGGGCTCAGTGCATGAATCGCATCCGACGTAGCTCGGCGGCCCGATCTTGATGGGCCCGAACTCCTCGGTAGTCGCACCGCAATTCGGGCAGATGAATCCGTACATGGGCATGGTCAGTAATCCTCATCGGGTTCGACTTGCTCAATGACGCCGTAAAGGTCATCGGGAAAGTGGTCTTGTAGATCGTTCTGCAGACCCGGCACGGCGGCTGCCTGTTCGGCGGTGAGCCCGAGCCGCTGCATGTAGTCGCTCGCCTTCACGGGGTCGGCGAGCTGCATGTTCGTCGTGACGCCGTGCGTCTGCTGGCCGTAGCCGAGCGGGGGAGCGTCGGTGAAGTGGATCGCCAGCGCGATCAGCAGCGCCATCACCGTGTCGTCGTTCGGCGAACCGTCGCCGTTGCCGTACCCACCGTTCGGCAACGTGACGTAGTTCTTCATCTCCTTGTAGGTGATCGGGTCGTGAATCAGCAGGCTCGATTGAGTCAGCGCGTTGATTCCGTAGCCGACCGCGATGTGCTTGGTCTGCAGCGACGTCGACCAGCCCCATTGCGAGCCGGTGAGCTTGCCGGGCGTCTTGTCCAGCTTCTCGGCGCGCATGTAGATGTTCGGGTAGGCGAGCCCCTGCAGGGTGCCGATCGTCAGCCCGCCGGGGCCTTCGACCTCGGGCCCGACCGTGGCGAAGTTGTAGTACTCACCGAGGCGGTAGAGGTGCTTGCCGAACTCGACCGCATCGCAGCGGAGACGCATCACGGCGACCTGCTCGAGCGTGCGTCGATTCACGACCTGGGCCACCGCGTAGTCGCCGCGGGTCGTGTTCGTCGGGTCGGCGCCAATCACGTACTCGCCGAACTCCATGTCCCGCGACGGCGCCTTGAACACGACCAGGTGGCCGTCGGCGCTGGCCTTGAACTTCACGCCCTCGTGGTCCTCGATCAGGAGCCCGCGGTAGCCGGCGTCAGGCACGTAGTGGGCCTTGAGCGCGTCGGCCGGGAACGCATTCGTGCCGGTCGACAAGAACGCTTCTTCGGGGTCTGCGGGGAACTCCTGGTGGAACTGCAGGAGGTCGCCGCCGAGGTCGCGAATCTTCCAGCGCCGCCACGCCAGCTGGTCGTCGTCGATGCCGAGCCGGCGCAGCACGCGCTCGTCCTCGGTGTACGACGCGATGACCGGGGAGATCCCGATGGCCGTGGCCCGGTAGACCTCGTGCTGGTGCCACGCGAAGAACAGCGGCACGAACATCGTCTCGCCGGCGACGGCCATCTCCCACTCGGTGTGGAAGGCGTTGCCGACGCCATTCGCGGTGGACTCGATCGCCATGAAGGTCGACGGCACCGGGTGGATCGCGTTCTTGAGCGCGTTGATCGTGCGCTTCGGATCAGGGTAGAACGCGGCCTCGGACTGGTGAATGAATCGCTTCGTCGTGCCGCGGCCCGTCTCACGGTTGCCGGCCGTCGCGACGTTGAGCCAGGAGTTGTTGTGCTCCCACTCGAGCGTCGCCTTGCTGTCCGACTTCAGCGGGTAGAGCGGCGCGAATGGGTCGTACGCCCGGTACCGCTTCACCATGCCGAGGAGGTTGCCGCCCGTCTCGCGATCGTGGGCCATGACGAGCCCGAAGTAGTTGTCGAACAGGTGGCAGAGCTGGTAGCCGACGGCGCCGATCATCGTCGAGAACCCGATCTGGCGGGCCTTCAAGATGATGTTGCGCGCGTAGCCCCGGTCCTTGAACTGGTCCTCGACGGACTGCAGGAACATCAGCTGCCCGGGGTTGGGCCGGAACCGACGGATTCGACCGCGGTCGTCGAGGATCGTCAGTCGACGGATGCCCGGCAGGAGCAGCGACGACGTGGCGGTGGAGGTCGTCACGCCCGTCATGTCGCGTCCTCGGGCGGCGCGGGCTGCTCGATCTCGCCCAGCGCGTCGTACTCCTCGTCGTTCAGCATGTCGGCGTACCGGCCGAGGAGGGCGCGGCCGAGCTCGTCGCGGTAGCCGTCGAGCTCGGCGCGCATCTTCGTCAGGCCGTCGTCCACCTTCTCGTCGTCGATCTGCTTTGAGAGGATCGGGAGGAACTTGACGATCAGCTTCGTGCGCTCGGCTGGGGGAGCCGAGGCGAGCTGCTGACGGATGTCGGAAACCATGCGCGCGAGGAGTTGCCGCGCGTCGTCGCGCGGATCAGCGGGCAGCTCAGTCGCGTCACTCATGGCTACTTCGGTGCCTCGAGCACCAGCAGCATCTCGCCGGCCACGCGGGCGTCGTGATTCGCGCCGTGCTTCATTCGCGGCGTGGTGACCCGGCGGGCCTCGATCAGCTTGAAGCCGAGGTGCAGCCACGACTGGAGGTGCCACTCGACGACGTGTTGCTCGACGTGATTCGCGATGAAGTTCGAGACGTTGATGATGACCAGGCCGCCGGGGCGCACCAGGCCGGCGCATTCGGCCCAGACCTCGGAGTGCAGGATTCGGTACTCGTCGTTGCGCCAGTGCAGAGCGCCGGTGTTCCCCTCGGTCAGCGGGCGCTCGAGCGAGATCCGGTAGGTGTGCCGGCGGCTGCCGTCGCGCCCGTCGTACGAATCGGCCATCCGATTGCCGTAGGCGGGCGAGGTCACGATCGCGTCCCAGGGCCCGAGCTGCTTCAGGCCGGACAGGTTGCGCGAATCACCGGTGACGGTGAATGGCGACTGCTGGGCCCACTCGGGCTCGAGCTCGACGCCCCACGTCTCGTGGCCGCCGCGGTCGGGGTCGCGCAGGACGTGAATCCCGCCGACCCCGGCGAACGGGTCGAGGATTCGCTGGCCGGTGCCGGCGTACTCCTGCAGGGCGTCCTCGATCGCTTCGAGGATGGAGGGGGAGAACTTCGCCGGATGCGGGGTGGGCCCGTCGGCTTCGACGATGTTCGCGACGTTGGCCGGATCAGTGGTCGATTCGTAGAGCTCGAGGGGCGCGGTGCCAGCGACATCGAATTCGTCGACCGGCGCGATTGCTGCCCAACCTTCGGCGTCGAACTCCTCGACGTACGTGCGCTCGATGTCGCTGTAGTCGGTCGGGCCATCCTCGGCGAGCACCACCGGCGCCGCTTTGGACATCCCCGGGGTGCCGATCGCCTCGTACGCCTCCCGCGCCTTCCGGTCGAGCTCGGCTGCTTCGGCCTCGGTCATCTGCGTCTGGTTACTCATCTGGTCATCCATTCGTAGTCACCGCCGTCGTCACCCAGCTCGGCGAAGATGTCGCGCTGGCCGTCGATCTGCGGCTTGGGGGGTTTCTTCTTGCGATCAGGGTTGGGCGCCGGCCGCTTCTTCACGCCGAGCGCGACCTTGGCCTCGGTCATCGCGGCGCCGTCGCGGGCGGGGAGCCCGCCGACCTGGGCCCGCGGCACGTGGGGCTTCGCAGCCTTCTTGCCGAGGATGGCGTTGCACCGTGGGCACGTGACGTACGCGCGATTCGCGACGACGGGCCGAATGATCCGCGCCTCGGCCGTCGAGCACAGGGCGAGTCGTTCGCCCCCGCGCGTCGTCAGGTGGTGAAGGACGCGCTTACTCGTCGTCGTCATCGCCGTAGTGGTCGAGCTGCTTGCGCGCGAACGCGATGAAGAACAGCGTCTCGCCCGGTCGGTCGGTGATCTTGAGCGCGTCGTACTTCTCGCTGAACTCGACGGCGAGCGGGATCTTGACGCCGCCCGTCGAGGAGTCACCGGTGAAGCCGGCCACGTAGGCGGCGAACTGCGTCACCGTCTCGAACTCGGTCCCGTCGTCGGGGAGGTTGATCGTGACGGTCGGCATCAGCCACCGCCTCGAATCGCTCCGCACGTCACGCAGACCTTGCGGCCCATCACATGTCCTCCCCGATGAGGCTGGGCGGCGGCAGCATCGCTCCACCGCCACCACCCAGCCCGGCGTCGTTGAATGTCAGAACCCCAGCAGGACCGTCGTCCGTCCAGTCCGGGCCGTCCTCCGCAAGCTCGTCGCGCTCGGCCCACTCCATCGCCTCGGCCAGCTGCTCCTCGATCGTCTTGTGCTGCGGCACCATCTCGGTCGGGACTGCCGCCTGGATCGCACCCTCGACCGCCGATCGCATCGTCTCGGCGGTGCTGGCGACCGTTTCCTGGGCCAGCTTCCCCGTGGTCTGCAGGATCTTGTCGAGGAGCATGGCCAAGCCGATCAGCCCGGCAACGATCAGAGCGAGCTGTACGGTGCGTGAACGATTCTGCTGCATGGCGGGACAG